AGACGGCATACGAGATATTGGCGTGACTGGAGTTCAGACGTGTGCTCTTCCGATCTCATGAGAAAAACAAAAGCATTCTTGAACAAAAATACGACATTAACACATAACTTTGGTATTTAATATGGGATTCCTTTTAGCATTAAAAACATTTTTCACACAAGTCTTAGGATATTGGAAGGAAATAGTTATCGTTGTTCTCGTTTGTGTATTGATGTATGGTACATATGATTTGGGGGTATTAAAGACATCCGCTAAATATGAGAATGATATCAAAAAATCAGAAGTAATAGCAGCAAAAGAAAAGAAAGAGTTCGATGACAATCAAACTTATATTATTGAACAATATGCGAAGTGGAATCAAGACCACCCAGTTATTAAAGAGGTAACCAAATATGTTACGAGCAATTCAGATTCTAAGTGTGTTATTCCTATTGGCTTCGTGCGCGTCTTCGATGCCGCAGCCACCAGTGAACCAGTTGCGAGTGGACCCGATTCTAATGATAACCCCTCCGGTCTTGTCCTCTCTACCATTTCCGAAGTAACTGTAAGTAATTTTGAAGTTTGTAATGATACGAGACAAAAGTTCATGGCCTTACAGAATGTTGTAAGAGCTTATCAGAAATCACAGAGTCGTTAATGAGTGACGATATTTGGTTAAAGGGATTAATCGAATATTGGATGAGCCTATTCAATAACAGACATGCTAACACCATACAAATCCCGGAAAAGATAGTGCTAAAAGTGCCAAACGTAAATCATTAAAACTTAAGGCAACACCGAAATGGTTTGAAGAAGAACAAGTAAAAGCTATATGACCAATGTTTCAAGATAACTGTAAAAACTGGGGTTAAACATCATGTGGACCATATTGTACCTCTTAATTCTAAATTTGTATGTGGGTTACATTGTTTAGCCAATTTAAGAATTATACCGGCATTGGATAATATATCTAAAGGTAATAGAACATGGCCTAACATGTCTATTTAATAAATAAACAGAAGCAGCAATAATCTAAAAAAGGAATGAACAATGCCAACCCTATTATCTCCAGGTGCAGCAGTAAAAGAAGTAGACTTTTCACAAATTATACCATCAATATCAACATCAGTTGGTGCAATGGTGGGAAGATTCTCGCAAGGACCTATTAATACTCCTATATTAATTTCATCTGAACAACAATTATTGACGGTTTTTGGACCACCAAACGATTTGAATGCGAACGATTGGTTTACTGTTGCCCAATTTTTGCAATATTCTAATTCCTGTTATGTTATCAGAGCAGCAAACACTGGTGTATATAATGCGGTTTCGAGCGGTGTATCTACAGTAACTATTCTTAATCTGAACGATTATGAAAATACAGTCGCTAATGTACCAGCTACTTTAACTGCCGCCGGTTCATTCATTGCTAAAAATCCAGGAACAATTGGTAATAATATTGGTGTTATTGTGGTAGATGCCACAACATACGCCGCTTTCATTTCATGGTGTAATACAAATCTTGCTCTATTCCCAGGTGGTGTATCTTTAGCGGCGCAATTTAATGGCGCACCAGGTACTTCCCAATATGTTGCCGGGTTAACAACAGACACAACACCTAAGAACGATGAAGTTCATATTTTAGTCATCGATTATACTGGTGGTATCACTGGTGTCCCATACACAGTACTCGAAGTATATCAGGGAGCATCAAAGGCTATCGATGCAGTTGATTATCAAGGTCTTACAATTTATTACCCAAATGTATTAAATAATTCATCACAATATGTTTGGTTCAGTCAGTTCCCAACAGCAACTTCTGGCGCTAACGTTCTACCATTCGGTTCTACTGGATTCTCCGTGTCGGCTGCCGGTAAATCTTTCGCTCAAATAAGCGTTATCGCTGCACCTAACTTCTTGGAAAGCCTATTAAGTGGTGGAGTTACAGGAACACCATCAACTATCGCTCAGATGGAATCTGGCTATGATACGTTGGCAGACAAGAACCTATACTCAATCAGTTTGGTTATGTGTGGTGCTTATCCATCGATAACTACCGGAGCACTTGAACAATATGTTATGGAGAATCTAGTATATCTTCGTAAAGATTGTGTTGGATTTATGTCTCCTCATACCAGTGGTGCACCTATCAGAGATAGTATAACTGCTGGAGCTACAGTTGCGGCATTTAAAACTGCGGTTGCTCTACCGGATAATATCGCATCTTATGGATTCATGGATACAGGTATGAAATATATCTATGACCGTTATTCATATAAATATCGTTGGGTACCATTGAATGGTGACTGTGCTGGTTTGGCTGCACGTACCGATAGTACTAATGCATCGTGGTGGTCATTCGCTGGTTATAATCGCGGTGGTATATCTAACGTTATCAAACTTGCATACAATCCAAGTCACACTGACCGCGATTTCTTATATCCACAAGGTATAAATCCAGTTATTGTTGACCCATCGAATGGTCCTATGTTGATGGGTGACCGTACAATGACTGTTAAACCAAGTGCATTTGATAGAGTAAACGTTCGTCGTCTGTTTATCTTGTTAGAAACATCTATTTCTCAAGCTGCTAAATATTCATTGTTCGAGTTTAATGATAATTTCACAAGAGCAATGTTTGTGAATATGATTGACCCATTCCTTAAATCAATTGAAGGCGGTAGGGGTATTACAGACTACGAAATTCAATGTGATGGAAACAACAATACTTCGCAAGTAATTTCGAGTAATCAGTTCGTGGCTTCTATCTACATTAAGCCAGCATATTCAATCAATTTCATTACACTGTCCTTCGTAGCTGTAAGCCTGAATGTTTCGTTCAGCACAGTGGTTGGTAAAGTTTAATTAAACAGAAATAACCAGGAGCAAATATATGTCAATTTTAAATTTTCAACAAGCATTGATAGGTGGTGGAGCACGTTCAAACCAATTTCGTGTGACGTTGAGTTTTCCAACTTTCGTAGGTGGAGTCGCAGCAGCACAGAATGCACAATTCTTATGTGATGCTACTTCTCTTCCAGGACAAGCAATTGGTATCGCCCAAGTTATGTATCGTGGACGTCCAGTAAAATTGGCAGGCGAACGTACATTCTCTAACTGGTCTATCACCTGTATTAACGATATCGATTTTGGTATCATGAATGCATTTGAGACATGGATGGAAAACGTTAACAGTAAAAGAGAAAATACTGGTCTTATCAATCCAATGTCTTACACTACAAATATGCAAGTGGAACAACTAGACCGTAATGGTAATACACTGAAAATGTACGTTATGACTGATTGTTGGCCTATCGATGTTTCCCCAATCGCTTTAAGTTTCTCCGATAACGATACTCTTCAACGTTTCACGGTTGATTTGGCAGTTGGCTGGTTTGAAACTACAGCATTCATAAATGGTCAACCAACTCTTACAACTGCTAACGGCCAAATCTAATTTCGACTTTATATGATGGGAATAATAAATGGCTAGTTTAGTCGAAAGTACACTGAATTTGTTTGGTCTCACCTTTACTGGAAAAGAGACCAAACAAAATCTATCTGGTGCATTATCACTAGGTCTAGACGATGAAGGCGCCTCAGCAGTTATAAATTCCGCCTCATTGGCTGGCTCATTTGGTACTTATCTAGACCAAGATGGTCAAATTAAAACTGAAGGAGAAGCAATAAGAAAATATCGTGAGATATCTCTATTTGCTGAAGTCGATGTAGCTCTACAAGAAATCATCAATGAAGCTATCCCTCAAGAACAAGACACCAAGATGATTAAGTTGGACCTAGATGGATTGGACGATGTTCTTTCGGACCAAATAAAAGAAAAAATACAAAACGAGTTCGACGAAATTCTTAAACTCCTTCATTACGATGAAAGAGCAGCAGATTTATTCAAGAAATGGTATATCGATGGAAGAATGGCGATGCAAATTATCGTCGATAAAGACAATTTAACCGATGGTATTCAAAAATTAGTTATTCTCGATTCACAAAATATCAAAAAAATTAAAGAAGTAACTACACGAAAAACCTCTGAGGGCGCGACTGTTATAGATTCTACTCAGGAATATTATCTATATAATGACGGTGCTTTCAGTACTGCCAAGACAACTGCGGGTGCTTCGATTGCCCCTACATTCGGATTAAAAATCAGTGATGAATCTGTGATTTATGTCACGAGCGGAATCGTGGATAATAACAACGGTATGGTACTGAGTCATTTGAACAAAGCTATTCGTCCTATTAACCAACTTCGTATGTTAGAAGATGCCACTATCGTTTATTTTATCGCCCGTGCTCCTGAACGTAGAGTATTCTATGTAGACGTTGGTAACTTGCCTAAATTGAAGGCAGAACAATACCTTAAAGACATTATGAACCGTTATCGTAATAAGATGGTTTATGACTCTAAAACTGGTGACGTTAAGAACGATAAGAAATATATGTCAATGTTGGAAGACTTCTGGATGCCGCGACGCGATGGTTCTAAAGGTACAGAAATAACCCAACTACCAGGTGCACAAAACATAACTGGATATCTAGATTCATTAGGATGGTTTAAAGAAAAAGTCTATGAAGCATTGAGTATTCCTATTGGTCGTCTGAAACAAGAGACTGGATTCTCCCTGGGTCAGTCACAAACGATATCACGCGAAGAAATCAAATTTCAAAAATTTATCGACAGACTTCGCAACAAATTCGGTCAGTTAATGATTGATGCCCTACGTACTCAATTAGTATTGAAAGGTATTGTTAATAGAGAAGAATGGGAAGACTTGAAACCTAGTATTAAACTAGACTTTCAGAAGGATAACTATTTTAGTGAATTGAAGAACCAAGAAGTTCTGACTTCGCGCTTCACAATGCTTGCATTGGTTGACGATTATCTTCAAAAGTATGTACCAAAAGAATGGGTACAAAAAGAAATCCTCAAGATGACTGACGATGATATTATCGAAATGCAGAAACAAATGGACAAAGAAGCTGATGATGAATCATGTTGGCCACAGTGGAAATTGCAGGCTCAACAGCAAGCTGACGCTCAAAGTGAAATGATGAAACAACAAGCTAAATTGATGCCTCAGCCTGCTCCAGGTGAAGATGGTGGCGCTCCCCAAGATGGTGGTCAAGGTCAACAACAGCCTCAGAAGACAGAGCAGCCGCCTGAATATGACTCGTCTAAATTTAAAAAATAATAAATAAAAGGACATACGATGCCACTCACTAAATCGACCGGTAAAAAAGCATTCAGTAAGAATGTCGAAGCAGAAATGAATGCTGGTAAACCACAAAAACAAGCAGTTGCTATCGCATATAGCGTTAAACGAGAAGCAGCAAAAAATGAATCAATAAACGAAGGAACAACCATGACTATCGAAACTCTCATCACTCAAATAACCGAAAAATCTGATGACGCGAATTCCACATTTGAGCAAACAATAATGGAGAAGATTTCTACTAGAATTGAAGGACTCAAAGAGAAAATCATGTCAGAAGCCTTTCCAGGATTTGCTGGAGAAGCAGGTGGTAAAGCTGCTGCGGTCGAAACTCTAAGCGGTAACAAATCTAAAGGTACTTCCACAATTTCTGCTGCTGGAGATACAGGTGACTTTAAAGGCGAAAAATATAACAAAAGTACAAAATTATCATCATCAGAAAAAAAACATCTAGGTGGTGAATAATACCATGAAACTCATTACGGAAGATTCGATGGATATTGAGACCTTGATTGAGAATACCTCAGCAGGGAAGAAATATATGATTGAAGGACGTTTTGCGACTGGTGACCAAAAGAATGGTAATGGTCGTATTTACGAGGGTAAAGTTCTTCATCCAGCAATGACAAAATACCTACAAGAGAAAGTATCTCAGGGTCGTGGTTTTGGTGAAATGAATCACCCTCAGTCACCTCAAGTTAACTTTGAGCGTGTAGTAATGGTTATAGAAAACTTGTCACAAGACGGTTCTCATTGGAATGGTAAAGCTAAAATCATCAATGAAGGTCTTGGAAAGATTGTAACCGCAATTATGGATGCCGGTGGACGTGTTGGTGTTTCTACTCGCGCTCTAGGTACTTTACGTGAAGAAAATGGTCAGAAATATGTTAATCCAGACTTAACGTTTTCTGCTGTTGATGTTGTATCTGACCCAAGTGGTCCAGGTTGCTTCGTTCGAGGTATTATGGAAGGTGTTTCATATGATATGTTGGAAGACGGAACAGTTATTCAATTAGCTGTCGATTCATATAAGAAACGCATTACCGAAGAGAAGGCTCTGGTTGCTTTTGCTGAATTAATGTTTAAATTTGGTACAAGATAATGACACCTCAAAATATTAAAGAAATGAATGATTTCTTAAACGAGCGTGAAAAGATGAAGCTAGACCTCAAAAAAGGTGCGCTTCATAAAGATTTGGGTGTTCCTAAAGATAAAAAGTCTGGAGTCCAAGTACCAGCTAAGATACCTAAACAACCTAAAGCGGTGGGTGGAAGATTTGAGCTAAATGTTAAAAAGTGGCATCATGAATCAATAACAACACCTTTATGTGGGTCTCTTGAAGAATCAATCATGTCTGCTATTAGTGAAGCAAAGACTAAGGTTGGGGAATACGCTGGTACAAATAAGGTAGCGAAAGTATATAAGTTGAGTGGCCAACACAATGAGGGTGACCCATATGTAGTTCATCTACATGTAAATGGTAAACACCATGAACCATCAGATTACTTTTCTAATGACCTAGATGATGCACATGGTACAGCAAAACATATGGTGAAAGAATCTAAAGAAATTGTTGATACTCCTAGAACAGGTAAAGAATGGCACAAAACCGTCAATGAACCATTATCTAAAAAGAAACCAACTTTAGACCAATTTCTTGCACCCACTTATAGTGGAAAGGGCAGCTTTAAAAA